ACCTGAACTCTATACGAGTCTAAGGCTGCAGAAACTTTATCAGACATAGCTGCATTAAATGTATTTTCAATTGCAATACTATCTCCGGAGATGAGTGCGTCAACTAGTTCGCGAGTAGGCATAATTAATTTCCTTTAGGTTGAGGTGCATCTGCGGCGATTTCATTTTGAACATCACCTTGTAATTTCATTTTGAGTAATTCTTGAGCATGTTGCTCTTGATTATACTCTTCATTTTCTGTATCGATTTCTTCGATGTCTTCATCTTCAAGACGAAGAATATGTTTCTTAACATAAGTTGGTGAGTAGTACTTGCCAACAAATGGATCGATCATTTGAAGAATATTCAAACGACCTGTAATTAGTTCTGCTTCTTTAAGTTCAGCGTAGTGGTTATCACGCATGAAGTCAAAGCGAATCTGACGACTAAATTCATCCCAGTCTTCTAAGGTACATATACCTTTAACAACTAGTTGAATCTTTAATGCGTCAAGGAATAAGTTTGCAAACTTCTTACGAATACGAGCAATAAACTTAGTGAACTTGATTTCATCGCGAGTGATTTCAGAAGAGCGACCTAGATTGAAACCATCAGTCTTTTGTAATCGACTTGCTGGAACGTTTAAGCATTGGTATAATTTATTCTGAAAATACTCAATGTCTTCGATTTGGCCTAATGTCTGTCCACCGGGAAGCGTGGTTATCTCCGTGCCTTTACCACCCTCACGACGTGGCATCCAAAAGTCTTCCATCATCGACATATGTTTACGATCATCACGAACTTCACCAGTAGTTGCGTCATAAACAATCTTATTACGGAACTTATTCATGATGTCGTTGACATACTGTTCCGCTTTAATCTTTGGTAGGTTACCTACGTCGACATAGAAAATTCTACGTTCTGGTGCACGACTGATACGGTAGATAACCAAAGCGTCTTCCATCATCTTCAATTGATTGACAACCTTAATTGCCTTGTGAAGATATGAAAGAACCATTCCTGAGTTTGGATCCACCCAACCTGAAGGAATGTATAATACTGAATCTAACGGAAGCTTAACACCTTGCATGCCAACTTCTGTGATTCCTTTATCGTTGTAGAGATAGTATTCTTCAACACTCTTAATAATCTCTACACCTTGAGCATTCTTTTCTTTATTGACAGTTTTAATTTTACGAATTTTACGTGGATCAATTTGACGTAATTCGACAATACCGCCTTTAGGATTCTTATCATCAACAAGAATATGATAATAAACTCTTCCATCTACATACCATGTACGGAAGATATCATGTCCTTTTTGATCAAACTTTAATAGATTTAATATATTTTCAAATTCATCTGTAATCTTTGATTTAATTCCAGCAGAAACTTTTACATCATCTAGAACGATACGGACAGGATCCATATCTTCATCTGCAACAATCGCTTCATTTGAAATATCTTCAATAGCGCTATCCGTATCGGGATAGAGAGCGATTTCACGATATCTGCGAATCAAATCATTTTCTGTCTTGATTGTAGCATCAAGACTCATCACCTGAGCGTAATAACCAGCAGCCGAATTGACAACAGTTGCTCCATCGTCTGCTGATGGAGCAACTACTGATTGCTGTTGAGGTTGCTGCTTACGCTTTATCTCAAAACCAAATACGTTCATTATGAATTACTTTTTATTAGATTGGGAAAGAACCAACTGGTGTGTTGATTGTGCCGCTTAGACCGAATCCAGAACCACCTTCTGTAGAAGTATTAGATGACCAATAGTTGTACATGAAAGTTACGTTGAAGGTTTCAATAGCGTTACCCTGATCGTATCCAAGTTGAATGTCACCAACTTCTGTTGGGAAAGCATCAACAAACTTATAAGTCTTAACGGTTGCGCCGTTACGATCTAACTGATGAACAGATAAATCAACTTGATAGTTTAATGGATTAACGATACCTGTTGTAGCGCCATTATTCTGAATACCATTAGACCACTGCTCTAAAGCGTTACGAATGTTGAAGTTCGTATCGTTATAAACTGCGATAGTCCAAGGTTGGAATGTACGCTCACCAGCAAAGTTTACTGGACGACCTCTGTATAGAACAGAGATAGGTTCGATCGTAGAGCTTGGAAGTTGAGCTGCATTACACAAGAATTGTGCTTGAACACCAGCAACTGCACCTAACGTTACGAACGATGGAAAGGACAACTCAACTCGAAACTGGTTAGCACGTGCGCCACCACCAGTAAGTTGGGCCTTAAAATCTGAAATGTTTGCCATGTAAATGACTCCTTTATTCTTTATTTATTCAACGGGAGGATGGCTCCTCCCATTAAAATCAGCCACCGATTTCGTCGAAGCTTACTGAAGAGCGAGCTGCTACGAAGTTTAGAGTGATGAAGTTGATAGAGCGATTTGGCTTGATGAAGATGCTTGCGACAAATTCATTGCGATCGATAACTTCACCAGTGTTATTGGTTGCATCGCACTTAACACGGAAGTCAATAATACCACGGCGACCTTGAACGTTACGTAGGAACGGTTCAACTAAGTTGCGGAATTGAGCACGTGTAAAGTCGTCGTTGAATTCAAACAACTGGAACTTAGCAGCAGTAGCTACTGCTTTCTCAAGAACGATAAAGAGACGACGTACGTTGATACGATCAAATGCACTTGGTTTAGAAGTGAATGTCTTATCACCGAAGAGGATTGTACCTTGTCCTGGGAATGTAACAACAGGGTTAACACCTTCTTTGTAAAGGTTATCACGCTCTGTCTGACCTGGATTGAAACCAAGCTTAACAACATTCTTAACTTGACCACGTGTGAAACCACCTGGAGAGAACCAAGGATCTGCAGTGTAATCTGTACGAGCACATAGACCAGCGATATCGCCGTTCAATGGGATCCAACGATATGCATCGTTGTAACGATCGTATTGATACTTCCAACCAGAATCTAGAACAGCATAAGTGCTGTTTGTTAGAGATTCTTTAAATGCTTTGATTGCTGTTACACCATCTGAACCAGAAGCAATGATAGGACCATCTTCATCGCGTGGGGAGATAAATGCAACACAGTCACGACGTACTTCTGCAACACTTCCGATGATGTAGTTTGCAGTTGCAAGATCAACATCGCCAGCAGCGATTAAAGAGATGTCGTATAGATCTGCATTAATGAACTGACCGAATCCAGCTTGGATGTTTCCAGCGGATGCGCTGAAATCATCAACACCACCAGCGAGTGTCAATACTTGTGCAATAGACTTAAGATCGCGAAGGTTTGTACCAGTAGCAACTGTGTCTATGTTTAAATTCCAATCAGCATTCTGTGGGTCATTTACTTGTACAGATGATGGAGTATTAAGAACCCAAAGATACTTAGATCCAGAGTTAATAGCATCACGGAAGTAAAGGTTAGTACCATCAGCACGTGTAACACCTTTCAACTTAGAAAGATATGTGTACTTTTCAAGTACTGAAGATGGTGTACCTGTCCATGTTCCAGTTGAGCTATCAAGAACTAAAACGTGAAGTTCGTCGTTTACAATTCCCTTACGAGTAGCTTGTGTAGAAGAACCTGGAGCTCCTGGGAAAGAGTTAACAATCAATCTAGCAGTTGCATTGCTTGTATTAGCAGAAGCCCATGTGTAAACAGCGTTATCAACTAGAATAACTTGGATGCCGTTACCTAAAGCACCTGGATACTTAGCAGCAAACATACCGTAAACAGATTGTTGGAAGTCACGGAAGTCTGATAAGTATTGTGCAGTATTTCTAATCTTAACACCGGTGTTAGAAGAGATAACAGCTGCAATGCTTGTTGGAAGAACTACTGTACCAACTGAACCTTGATTAGATGCAGTGATAGTAACTGTAGGAGCAGCAGTGTAACCAGAACCACCGTTAGTGATATTGATTTCGCTGATGCTTGAAGTTGCAATTGCTGAAGTAGCAGAAGCATTTGCGCCACCTTGTGGTGCTGCTTCAATCGTAACTGTTGGTGCATTTAAATATCCAGAACCTTCGTATCCGGATGTAAGTGTAATAGCAGTAACAACACCGTTAACAACAGTTGCTGTAGCACGAGCAGTTACACCACCTTCGATTTCTGGAGCAGAAATTGTAACAGCTGGAGTAGATGTATAACCAGAACCACCAGATGCGATTGTGATACCAGTTACTGCACCACCGGAAAGAACTACTGTACCGGTTGCAGTTACACCACCTGCTGTTTGAGGTGCGCTGAATTGAATTGTTGTATTGTGTCCTGGTTTAAATCCAGAACCAGAAGTTGCGAATGTAACATCAAGTACTTCACCACCAGCAGCGACAACAGCATTACGAATACCAGAAGTGTCAACACGGTTGACAATCAAATTGTTGGTATAAGAAAGGAAGTTTGCTGCAGTGAAGAAAGATTTGAAATTAGAATCATTTGGCTTGCCAAAACGCTCTACAAGCACATCTTCCGAAGTAACTGTAGTAGGTTCAGAAACAGGACCCCATGAAAACACGCCAGCAGTTGCGCCAGCCGAAGTAGAAACTGCAGGGATAATAGATGAGAAGTCTTTCTCGATTACTGTTACGCCTGGAGATAGTGCAAAAGGCATTGTGATTCTCCTTGAGAGTTATATTATAGGTAAACAAAAAGTTTTGTCTACTGTATTTATTATTTGAGAAGTTCCAAGCCTTCTCTCATATCCGTTTGTTGTCCATCATCATAGAAACCAAACGGAGTCAATTCTTGTTCGATCATTTTCATTTGGTTTTCGTATATCACCTGTCTAATATTTATATTACTGAGTTCTTTAAAGTATGTATTGGTAGTTGCCCAAGAGAATAGAACTAGTGGCATGACTAAGTCATCATGATATCCTTCGTCAGCTTCATATGAATTCTTAACCTGAATGAAAGTCGAGATTTCTGATATAATATCCGCATCAGGAATTAGAAGTTTCTTCTCTTCAATCAGAGTCTTGAAGTTAGAACATCCAATTCTCTTAATTCGTTTATCTGTTACGACACCAAGCTGAGTTCGACCTCCGCCGAAACCACCTGAAATAACCTGACCATCACCAGATCTATTGACAAAGATGATATTATCATATTCATACTCATTGTATAGAATATCTGCAACCTGTTCTGACGAGTTAATCTCGACTAGAACATAAGCATTATTATATTCAGTACCAACTTTGTAGATTACTGAAGGATATAGAAGAGGACTTATCTTGTTATCTCTATATTTAGCAACAACTCTATAAGGCATTTCGGTCATGTCAACTACGACGAATGCTGAATAGTCTCCACCAACACCTTTTGCGGTATCGGCAATTAGACAATATGCTCTTCCTGGTCCTTCACTGCTTTCACGTACTGGTTTCTCGTAAACATCAAGACCATCTTTCTGATAGATGATATCACCTGCCGACATTTGACCAATTGTATTTGCCGATATAAGTGTAAGACTTGAACCCAAGAACTTACATAAAACTTCTTGGTTAAACTTAAGATCTCCAAGAACTCGATGTTGAGCATCAGCCCAAGCTTGATCACGTCCTGGAATGTCAGTGTACGGAATGAACAATGGAACAAACCCATTACGTCCCTTCTCGGCATCATTCCAATATTTCCAGAAATGGTTATAACCAAGAGGTGTAGAACTTAAAAGAATCTTAGTGTCAGAACCTGATGAAATTGTAGGATAAACCGAAGCGAAGAAAGCATCAGCGATGTTGTTTGGAATAATCGCGGTTTCGTCGATATACAGCATATTAACTGTTTTACCACGAATACCTGCTGCGGTAGTTGCAGCGGTAAATACTTTTGATCTATTCTCGAGTTCTACGTCACCTTTGTTCCAAATAACAACACCTTGCTGCATCCACTTTGGAAGCATTTCATACATGATTTGATAACGATCAAGAACTTCTCGAGCAGCAGAAGCTTTATGTGCTAGAATAGCAACAGTCTTGGCGTCTTGGAATAGAGTGTACCAAAGAATATAAGCAGCTGAGGTTGTAGTCTTACCTTGCTGACGTCCTTCCATCAAGATAACCATACGGTTACGATGGATAACGTTAATCTTATTTACTTGACATGGATATAGTTTAAACTTTTGAAGACCATGATCTAGCGTCACAATCATACAATAGTTATTGATAAAGTATACAGGATCTTCTGCACACTTCACATATTCTTGCAGCTGCTCTTGTGTAAACGATATTTGTTGACCGGCAGCCTTAAGGTTGGAGTTAGAATTATAAAATTTTAGTTCATCACTCATTAGATGTTTTCAGTCCAATTATCAGTTATGGCACCCGTTTCAGGATTACCTTCAGCATTATGATCAGCTATTGGAACTTCATTCGTAATATTGTTAACATCAACGATAGTGTTGGTAATAATTCTACCATCAACAACTGGTCCATAGAAGTTAGCTTTAAGAGTAAAGTTCATAGTATATGTTACAAAACGACGTTGATTAAAATCACCATCGTAGTCATCTTGTATATTTACACTCTCTAGAATAATAGGAACATCCATAATGATGTTACTTTCTGGTACGCCTTTCAGGCTTACAGTATATTCTGGAGTAAAGTACGGAAGAATCTGTTCTACAATTTGTAGTGCATCTTCCTGTGTCTTTGTTAAACAATATAATGATATGTCGATATTATATGGTACCGGTGCGTATGTCTTTGTCATAACATCACCACTGCCACATGTTATATAATTCATTCTATTTGTTTTACGACCTGCGTCATAATTCATTCCTGTAATTTCGAATGATAGACGTGGTAACGTAGTATACGTATGATTTTCAAGAGTAGGATCTTGTTCTATTCTTACTATCCACTTTTCCTTTGGTGCATATGCAATAGGAACGTTGATAGTTTGTTCAGTGTTATCACCATTCTTTCGTGCAATGCGAATGTCACTGAATAGACTACCGAATGCTACGATAATCTTTCGAGTGATAGAGTGATAGAATACGTTATTGCTTAACATTATAGAGCAGCGATTCTAGTTTTAAAATCAGCAAAATCAGTTGAAGCAGCAACAACAGTTTTTAATGTCGAAAGACTTATATATCCACCAGTAAACGCTGTAGTTTGATATGTGTTATCTGGAAAACGTATGCCAGTGGATTCTTCAAATCTCCAACCAACTCCATCTCCGTTTTCAATAAAAAACCCATATGCATTTGCAGTTAGGTTTGCAGTTGCTGCAGCCCAGCTATAATAAGCATTTTTAGCTGTCATAGCTGCTGGGAATACATTTGATGGTAACTGAGGTGATAGATTTTGATTAGCTTGTACCAGTAAGTCATAAGAATTCTTACTTGCAGGATATCCTGGACCAGTATAACCTATGTTATTCAACATCTCTTCAAGAACCCCTAAAGCGCTTTGATAATTGTCATAAAGAGTGTCAACATCAGACGCTTTAATCTTAAGTGTATTTTTTAGTTCAATAGATCCAGATGCAGTTAATGTGCCGTTTGACCCAAGACTAACAGTGTTATTACCATTGACCAAACTACTAAAGCTGGTAGGGATAGTTGGTTTATTGGTTAGATCATTATATGAGCCAGAGAATAATGTAGGCTTGTTACTAAGATCGTTATAGCTTCCGCTAAATAAAGTTGGTCTACCAGCTAGATCTGAATAATTGCCCGAGAATATCAAAGGTTTATTACTAAGATCGTTATAGCTTCCGCTGAATAAAGTTGGACGATCGGTTAGTTCGTTATACGAAATGTTTTCAAATAACAATGCTGCGCCGGTTGTCTTTAAAACTTTTCCAGCTTTTCCTGTCTGAGATGGAATCTGTACATCAGCATTTGCTAGGTTATACAGTTCTGTAAAGTTTTCATTTGCTTTTATAAAAGCTGCACGAAGTGTATCACCAGATCTAGTGTTTGGTGCTGTTCCAACGTTAATAGTTTGTTTTGCCATTTTATTGTGCGTCCGCTGTTGCATTTGTAGTGTCGGTATGAATGACACCACTGTCTGCTGTAAATGAAGTTACTGGTAAATCCCCAAATGGATTTGACGAATCGAATATTATATCCTGTGCTTCAAGTCTAAATTCATTATTATCGCCGTACGATTGTACAACGTCTGCATCAGATTGTTGATTAATATCAGTTGTTTTGAGAGTTTCAAATACATCGATATCGCTGATTCCTGTTTCCATACTTTCAGAAGCATAC